CTTTGAGTTAGCGACTCAAGGTGAACAAATCGGCGGCAGCTGCTGCTATGGGTCGTGCAATGGACGACGCCATCATTGCGGCAGCAACAGGTACATCACTGACCGGCAAGGCTGGTGGCACAAGCACAACTATGCTTGCGGCCAATCAGATTGCACATGGTAGTGCTGACCTGAGTTTGGCGAAGCTGATCGAGGCCAAGAAGATTCTTGACCTGGGCTCAGTTGACCCATCAATTCCACGGCATATTGCTGTGGGGCCAGACCAGATTGAGGCGCTGTTGAACAGCACCACAGTCACATCCAGCGATTTTAACACAGTCAAAGCGCTGGTACAGGGTGAGATCAATACGTTCATGGGCTTTCAGTTCCATGTAACAACTCGCCTAGCCAAATCTGGCAACATTCGCACCTGTTTTGCCTGGGCTCAAGATGGGCTCAAATTGGCTGTAGGTAAGGACGTAACCTCACGCATAGACGAGAGAGCCGACAAGTCTTACTCCACTCAGGTCTACTACTGCGCGCAGTTTGGTAGCACCCGGATGGAAGAAGAAAAAGTCGTCGAAATCGCTTGCGATGAATCTGCATAAGGGAGCTAGACAATGACAACAAAAAATTCTGATCTTGTTGCTAACTTTGAAGCTAGCCCCCAGGTGTTTAACAACGCAGCCCTTTTAGGGGGTGAAATGCGCGTTGCACAAGGCACTATTGAGCTGGCGGCTGGTGACAGCACTGACAATGATATTGTCATGCTTGCGCCTATTCCAAGCCATGCAACAATCCCGCAACTGTTTATCGGCACCGATACCTTTGGCGGGTCATGCACATTCAACGTAGGTCTGTACTTACCAGACGGCACAGTCAAAGACGAAGATTGTTTTGCTACATCTGTAGCAGACGCTGCGGCTATGACTGACGTGCGCTTTGAGGTGGCTGATTTAAACACAGCCGGCCAGAGAGTGTATGAGCTTGCTGGTGATTCAACAGATCCCGGCGATTACTACTATGTTGCGGTGACGTTCAACGCAACTGGCGGTACTATCGGCACAATGTCATTCAACATTGTGTATGTTGTAAACTAACCAATAGGCCAGTCCAGCTCAGTGTTGGGCTGGCCTTTTCTTTTATGAGGGTTTCATGGCATCTGTTGTTGATATCTGTAATTCAGCGCTGAATCAGATCGGCGCGTCCAATATTATTGCGCTCACTGAGGACAGTAAAGCTGCGCGGCTTTGCAATCAGCGCTATGAGTTTATCCGCGATGCCACCTTCCGCGCACATCCCTGGAACAGCTTGACCATCAGAGTTAGTCTAGCCCCTGATGCAACAGCCCCTGTATTTGAGTTCACCCAAAATTTTACACTGCCCACCGAGCCATTTTGTTTGCGGGTACTAGGTTTGAGCGATCCAAACATTTTGTATCGCATAGAGGGCCGCAAACTGCTGTGCAATGAAAGCACGGTCGAGATGATTTATATTGGCCGGGTCGTCGATCCAAATGAGTACGACACGTTGCTGATTGAAACACTGGCAGCTGCACTGGCGGCAGATCTTGCCTATCCGCTGGTCGGATCATCAGCGCTTGGCGCTAATATGTATAGTCTATATCAAACCAAACTGACCGAAGCCCGGTTTGTTGATGCCACTGAGGACAATCAGATCAACACGTCAGTCGTCACTGAAAGCCGGCAAGTCGCCGCTGATACATTTATTAACGCGAGATTTTAAATGGCCAAAGCGTCGCCAGCCTTTACTAATTTTACAGCCGGTGAGCTGAGCCCTAGGCTCGATGGCCGCACCGATCTGCAAAAATATTTCAATGGCTGTAAGAAACTACAGAATTTTATTGTGCATCCGCATGGCGGTGCCAGCCGGCGACCCGGCACTATCTTTGTGCGTGAGGTCAAGAACAGCGCTCATAATGTGCGCCTAATCCCGTTTGAGTTTAACGTCGAGCAAACCTATATTCTGGAATTTGGCGACACATACTTTCGTATCCACAAAGATGGCGGCACAGTTGTCGATGGCAGTAGCGATCCGATTGAAGTCACAACGCCGTATGCCCATACAGATCTTGCCAAAATAAAATTTACACAAAGCGCCGACGTTATGTATGTCGCGCACCCTGACTTTTCGCCCAGAAAGATAACCAGAACCAGCCATACAGCCTGGACGATTGCAGAGGTTGATTTTCTGCGTGGGCCGTTTCAAGACGAGAACACCACCGCTACAACATTTCTGGCATCTGGCCGCACCGGCACTGTAAATGTAACCGCCAGCACCAATACATTTGTCAGCACTGACGTTGGCCGGCTGATCAAGGTGCATGATGGTGTGACCAAGATTACCGGCTTTACCAGCGCCACTGTGGTTGCAACAGCCGTGCAGACCAACGCTGATGGCCGGGCAGAGCTGATGCCGAGCTATGCTGCAACCACAATATCAGCCCATGAGGGCGACCCGTCATCAACCGGCCTAGAACACAATGACCGCTATCAGGACACAGCCGGGCAGTTTGTAGAGCAAGGATTCAAGGTCGGGCAAAAAATCACAGTCACAGGCTTTACAACAAGCGCAAACAATCAGACATCAGCCATTATTGTAAAAGTGACTGAAGATACGCTTTTGCTGGCGCCTAGCTCTGATCTGACAGCTGAGGCTGCTGGCGACAGTGTCACAATCAATGGGGATCTGACAGCCACAACAGACTGGTCATTAGGTGCGTTTTCAACAACGACCGGCTTTCCATCAGCTGTGGCGTTCTACGAACAGCGCCTGGTGTTTGCATCAACAACGCAACAACCGCAGACATTGTTCTTTTCGGTTGGCGGCAGCTTTGAGGATTTTGCTGACGGCACCGATGCTGATGACGCGCTGACCTACACATTAGGATCGAACCAGGTCAACATCATCAGATACCTTCAAGCTGGTCGTGTGCTGCTGGTTGGCACGTCTGGCGGTGAGTTTGTCGTTACAAGCTCAGAAGACGCTCCTCTGAGCCCCACAAACGCCGTTGTGAAGCGTCAGGCCACATATGGGTCGGCAGACATCCAACCCGTCCAGGTGGCCAACGTGACGCTGTTTGTGCAACGTGCAAAGCGCAAACTACGTGAGCTGGTGTTTGATCTGAACACCGATAGCTATCAAGCGCCTGATCTGACGCTATTGGCAGAGCATATCACCGATACCGGCATTAAAGAGATGTCACTGCAACAAGAGCCGGATAACGTCGTCTGGTGCGTCTTGGAGAATGGCCTATTTGCCGGGATGACCTATCGGCGCGAAGAAAACGTGATTGCCTGGCATGAGCATATCATTGGTGGCAGATCTGGCGCTTGCACCATTACGGTCAGCGACTACGCCAACATAGCCGTCGGCACTACATTAAAATTTACAAAAAGTGATGGCACGACTGTGACCTTTACATCAGAAACAGCCGGCAGCTCAGACCCGTCATCATCCTTGGGCTTTCGGCCAAATACAGACAATAACACCACCGCTGACAATATCTTTACCGCAATCAACGCCCATGCTGATTTTACCGTAGCTAACCCGGCGGCAGCAGTTGTCACGATTGAAGAGACAAACCCAACACCTACCGGATTTCTATCTGTGGTCAGCTCAGACACCACCAGGCTTACAACAACAGATCAGACCCATGCGCTGGTCGAGAGTGTGGCAACGATACCCGGTGATCTTAATGAAGATGACACCTATTTGATTGTGCAGCGCACAGTTAATGGCGCGACAAAACGATATGTAGAATATTTTAGCAGCTTTGATTTTGGGACAGATGTTGAGGATGCGTTCTTTATAGATAGCGGTCTGACATACTCAGGAACGGCGGCCACATCTATTAGTGGACTCAGTCACTTAGAGGGCGAAGTTGTATCGATACTAGCAAATGGCGCGACGCATCCGAATAAAGCCGTCAGCTCTGGTGCGATTACCTTAGACTTTGCGGTAACAAAAGCGCATATCGGATTGAATTATAACTCAACCTTGCAGACCATGCGTATTGAGGCTGGCGGCACTGAAGGCACAGCCCAAGGCAAAATCAAACGCATACATGAGGTTGTGCTTAGATTGTTTCGCACAGTCGGTGTGACTGTGGGCAGCTCGGACACAGAGCTTGATCGCATACCATTCAGATCATCCGCTCAGGCAATGAGTACAGCGATACCTCTGTTCACGGGTGATAAAGAAATAGAGTTTAGAGGTGGGTTTGACACAGATGGTTTTGTGGTTGTCCGACAGGATCAGCCGCTGCCGCTGACTGTGATAGGAATTTTCCCTCGTCTGATAACATTTGATCAGTGAGAATTTTAGATTACGAAGAAGCTCATTTGCATGAGCTGATGGGTGGCGACCTTAACGATGGCGCGGTCAAAAACATAGGCTATATGAAATCCTACGCAGAATCATTACAGCAGCCTGGCTGGTCATATACGCTTATAGAAAATGGTCACATATTGTGTTGCTGCGGTATCGTTGATATGTGGCCAGGCGTCGGTGAGGCGTGGTTTATAGCATCAAGCAAGATCCATGAGAATGTCAGGCCGTTTATAAGATTCGCCAAGACAGACGTGATGGATGTTGTAGTAGAGCAAAACAAACTATGGCGGGTGCAGGGCGTGTGCAAGGCAGACTGGCCGGCAGCGCGGCGCTTTGCCCGGCTTATGGGATTTGAAGAAGAGGGGCTGATGCGTAAGTACGGCCCGGAACAAGCAGACTACATGAGAATAGCAAAGGTAAGTTAGATGGCTTTTTTGTTTGAATATCAGGCCGGTCAACAGGAACAGGCGGCATATAACTTTAACGCTGATGTCAACGAGCGCAATGCTAAGGCCGCTGACCAGGAAGCAGCCCAGCTGATATTTACCGAAGAGCAACAGATTGTTCAATTCCGTGAAGATTTCCAAGACTTACAGGACGCCACACAACAGGCATATCGCTATAATGGTTGGATTGCTGAGGAAGGCACACCGCTAAAAGTAGCGCTGGCCAATGCACAAGAGGCCGACGCTGAGATAGAAACACGCAGATACAACGCTGCTGTCGGCGCTCAGACACTGCGCGAAAAAGGCGTGGAGTCACGATTGCAAGGCCAACTTAATCGTATGTATGGCAAGGCAGCGGCAACTAGAGGCAAAGCCAGAGCCGCTCAAAGCCTGATGGAAACAGGAACCTCAATATATACGGCATCAAAATGAAAGTACCAACATACCGACAGCAAACAGCTGTAACAGAAAAAACTGGCGCTACCATGTTTAGTGTGCAAGCCAACCCCGGCGCTTTGTCTGCTGGGCTCCGCGCCACTGCTGACTTTGTGAAATCAGCTGAAAAAATAGCTGTTGATTATTATGCAAATGAACAAAAGATCAAAAGACAGTCTGAGCTTAATGATGCTGAGTTTGAGCTGAAACAAGAGTTGCAGAGGCTAGAGCAAGAACAAACAACACGCAAACCGAATGAGGTTTTGTTTGATGGATATCACCCGCCAACAATGCAAGCCACACAGAGCTTTGCGTCACAAGGTCAGGCAGAAATTAACAGAATTTTAAATGGCATCACTGACAAGCGTGTGCGTCGAGCGTTTCAAGAGAGCGCGCGTGACAGCCTCAATACATTTACCATTAACGTCAACCAAGGCGCCCGTAACCGGCTTATTGATCAAAACAAGGCTAATGGGTTTCGCATTGCTGACGAGCTAATGGACGACATTGTCATGGGCGGCCCATCACAAAGTAAGATTGCAAATCAAAAACTTTTTGGCGACCCACAAAATGGCATTATTGGCCATTATGAGCAAATGGCGTTGGATGGATATATAAAGGACTCTGAAGCTGTAAAACTATCAAGAGCCGCTTTTGTATCAGTGCGAGAGCGCGCCCAGAAAGCCGACGCCGCTATACTTGAAAGCAACACAAACAAGCGTGTTAATATTGCGGGTGATGTGCGTAATAGTTCTGTGCAGGAGAGGAACCGCGCTTACAATGATCTGGTTGCTGATATCAACAAAGCGGTCGCCAGCAACACCATCACAGCTGATGAGGGTGAGAAAAAGAAACGTGCCGCAGCTGATGACACAGTGCGTCAGACGTTTTTAGGCTTGATGACAGCGGCGTCATCTGCTGAAGCGGTTGTATTACAAATTGCTCAAGGCGACATTAAAGATCCAGTGATGAAATCTTTGATCGGTCAAATGGATGCCGGCGATCAAGTCAAACTAATTAGTGATATGTTTACTCTAGGAAACAAAATAGACACAGAACGCCGCGAAAAAGAAGAGGCTGACGAAGAAGCGGCAGAGGAAGAAAACAAAAAGAATTTTCAGACAATTATCAACGTAGATCCAACCGATGCAGAGGCTATGACTGCCGCAAAAGCGCTGCACAAAGAGTTGCTCGCGGATGATTTTTATACAGACGTGCAACGAACCGCTGCCGAAAAACGGCTGGGTATACAGAAAACCTCAACCGGCACTGATATTAAAACCACCAAAAATGCTGTCAAAATATTACGCACAGCCGATCTAAATAATACGCTCACATTAGATCTTGTTAACGGTTTGATAAATGAATTGAGCCGAGCTGATTATGACAAATATTTAAATTTAGTTATATCAGAACAACGGGAAGGTATAACTCAAGCAAAAACTCTTATAGCAGCTGACTTAAATTATAATGAATTGAAAGACACAACAAACGCGCTAGGCGAGGCAGCTGACGCACTCTATGCACAGAGCGAAAAAGAATTGACAAACTGGCTTGAAACTGAGGGCAAGGGCGCAAGCTATGATGAGATTATTGCTAAAAGTCGCCAAATCTTACAAAGCAATAATGAAT